CGCCGCCCACCGCGGCACCGGCGCCGGGCACCATCACCGCCGCCCCGCCGCCCGAGGGGCCGACCTTCCCCCGCGACGAGCCCGGCGCCGTCCCGCCCAAGCTGCGCCAGCGCGTGCCCCGTACCCCGGCCGCGCTCAACAACCTGCTGGACGAATGGGACCGGCTGCGCAACGCACGCGGCGTCTCGCCGGAGCGCAAGGCCGAGGCCAAGCGGCTCCAGCAGGACGCCATCAACCGCCTCGAAGGTGTGAAGCAGCAGGTGCAGCAGGCCGAGCACGAAGGCCGTGTCGTCGAGGGGCAGGTCGAGTTTCGGCTCCGCACCGCCAGCGGCGCTGAGACCACCTTCCAGCTTGAGCCCGACATCGAGGGCATCGAGACGCTTCAAGCACGGCTCAAGGGTCCGAAGGCGGAGGGCAAGTTCTACAGCGGCGCGCCCGACACGGCGGGCCTCGTGGTGCCGGAGAGCGCGAGCCCGGCGCAGGATATCGAGCAGGCCCTTCCGGGCGTCGAGCGGGCCATCGAAACCGAGCATGGCACGGCGCGCATCGCCTTTCCCGATGATCTGCACGCCCGGCTGTACGACCTGGCCGAAGGCAAGCCCGACCGAGCCGAGGCCCGGGCGCTCCATGACGAGTTCGAAGGCTACGTGCTCGATAATTTCACGGGGCCGGCCGACGTGATCGCGCTCGCCCGCGACTACCGCACCGAGGTGCTCGACCAAGCACAGACAGCGGCGCAGCGCCGGGCCGGCCGGCCGGAGGCTGCGGGCCTGGTGATCGACCCCGAAGAGCAGGTGCGCTACTTCCAACGTCCCACGCTAGCGAGTCTGCGGGCACGGGTGGATCGGGCCATGGGGCGGCAGCCGGCCGCCGAGGGCGAGTTGCCGGAGACGGCCTATACCGGACCGGGCGCGGCCCACGTGGGTTTCGTGCAGGATCAGGTCGAGGGTGTGGTTCCGGCGGTGTCTACCAAGCCGTTGCGGCGCGAGGACATCCTTCGGCCGCTGCTCAAGGACCTAGGCGTGCCGATCTACCAGGGTCGGATCAAGAGCAAGAGGTTTCTGGGCTTCTATCGGCGCCACATTGAAGAAGTCCGGATCAAGCGGATGGGCGATATCGAGGTGGCGGCGCATGAGCTGGCCCACATGCTCGACGACCGTTTCAAGGAAATCCGCCAACAGTGGTTGCCTGCCTCCAAGGCGAATGCGGAAATCCGTGAGGAGCTGCGCGGCGTCAGCTACGACAAGAGCAAATTGTTCGAAGGCTTCGCCGAATTCGTCAGGCTGTGGGCCACGCAACGTGAGGAAGCCAAGTCCCGCGCACCTCGCATGTATGGTTGGTTCGAGGACTTCCTAGCACGTAACGAGCACGGCCCGGCGCTGCGCAAGGCGCAGGAAGGCATGCACGCCTGGTTCCACCAGGACGCGGTGAGCCGCGCGCGCTCCAAGGTTGGCAAGGCGAAGGAGATCAACGCCGGCCTGACGCGGCCCTTCGATCGCTTTCGCCAGGCGGTGGCCGACGATCTGCACGGCATTTACCGCATGGAGCGGGAATTGACCGGGGGCATCAACCCGGTTGGCCCCTACGAGACCGCCAGGCTCACCCATGGCAAGCACGCCTTGACCGAGGGCGCGTTGCTCTACGGCGCGCCGGTGGTGAAGCCCGATGGTAGCCACGCCTTCGAGGGCAAGGGGCTGTCTCAAATCCTCGATCCCGTGGCCGATCGGCTCGATGATTTTCTCATGTACGCGGTCGGTAGCTCCGCCAAGGAATTGCGGTCCCAAGGCCGCGAGCACCTTTTCACCGGTGCGGAAATCAAGGGCATGGTCGCCTTGGAGACGCCCGAGTTCCGCACCGCATTTGACGAATACCAAGTGTGGAACAGGGCCATTCTCGACTTCGCCGAAGACAAGGGCATCATTAATCCATTCTTCCGGATGACCTGGAAGCGCACGCAATACCTGCCTTTCCATCGTGTTGGCCAGCCGGGGGCGTTCTCTCCGGTCCCTGGCGATTGGAAGGGCATCAAGGCGCTGACCGGCGGCACGGATAATCTGCGCGACATCCTCGGCAACATGATCGGAAACGCCGCCACCCTGATCGACGCGGCGCTGACCAATGAGGCGCGGCTCGAAGTCACCAACCTGGCCCGCCAGCGCGGCGGCGCGAAGTTCATGGCTCGGATCCCCAAGGAAGAAACGATAACGAAAGTCCACCGCGACGAGATCGAGCGCGCCATCCTCGAAGCCTTGGGCGTGGAGAAGAAGACCCAGCTCGGTATCGAGCAACAGATATTCATCGACCAGATCGTGCAGAACATGGGGCCGATGGTGCCGCTGCTTCAGCGTGGCCAAACGCCGTATGGTAACAACGTCGTTGCGGTGCTGCGGGATGGCAAGCCGGAATACTACGAGGTCGCCGATCCGCTGCTGTATTCCTCGCTGACGCACCTGAACCGGCCGGCAAAACATTGGCTCATCCGCCTGCTCTCCATTCCCAAGCGCATCGGTCAGGCGTCGATCACGCTGACCGCCGACTTCCTGCTGACCAACGTCGCGCGCGACACGCTCTCGGGCTGGGTCATGTCCCGGCACGGCTTCAAACCCATCGTCGATTCGGCGCGCGGCATGGTCTCGCGCATGACCTCCGATCCAAACTATCGCGACTTCATCGCCAACGGCGGCGGCTTCTCCAGCTACTTCGTCGAAGAGACGGCATTCAAGACGCATCTTGAGCGCTTCTATGGCTCGAAGGGCATCGACTACAAGGCAGTTCTGGATAGCCCCTCCAAGTTACTCTACGCCCTGGAGCGCTTCGCCGACGCCTTCGAAATGAGCACCCGCCTCGGGGAATACCGCCAGGCGATCAAGGCCGGGGAGCAACCGCGCCATGCGGCTTATTCGGCCAGGGAAGTCTCGACCGACTTTGCCATGCGCGGCGACAGCGCGGCGATCGGCTTCGCTTACGACACCATAATTTTCCTGAAAGCCGCCGTGAACGGCATGGACCGGCTTTACCGCGGCGTGGCGCACGATCCGAACCGAGTCACCATCGCCGCCAAGACCGGCCTGATCGCGCTCGCGTCCATGGGCCTGTACGCGATAAATCGGGGCAATCCGCTCTACGACGATCTCGAGGATTGGGACAAAGACACAGCCTGGCATTCCTTTATCCCGAAGCCCGAGACCATCCAGGCATGGGCGGACGGTCGGGAGCTACCGCCGCTCAATGAGCGGTACATGCACTTTCGCTATCCCAAGATCTGGGAAATTGGGGCCGTGGGCTCGCTGGCCGAGCGCAGCCTAGAGCGCTTCCTGGATGACCAGCCGGAGAAGATCGGCGAGGATGCCTGGCGCATCATCCGCGACGTGTTCCGGTTCGAGTATCTGCCTGCGGCCGTGGCGCCGCTTTACGAGGCGGCGACCAACCGCAACCGCTTCCTCGATCGGCCGATCGAGACCCCGACCATGAAGGAATTGCAGCCCTGGGCGCGGTCCGGGTCGGGTACCAGCCGCACGCTGCGGGCCCTGGGCGAGGCCGAGCGCAATCTGCCGACCAAGTTCCAAGCTTCCCCGGCTCAGGTCGAGGCGCTGCTGCGCGGCTACTTCCACACCTGGGCGTCCTATGGCCTGTCCCTTTCGGACGCGGCCTTCTTCGACGACGTACCGAGCCTCAGGGTCGATCAGTACCCGGTGATCCGGCGTTTCTATCAGCGCACCCCGTCGCGCCACTCCAAGTACGTGACCCAGCTTACGACGCCCTCGAAGCCGCCACCGAGGCCCGGCGCACCATGCGCCACATGGATCGCACCTTCCGGCCGGACTTCGCCTCGGAGCTTGAGCAGACGCCCGAGAACCTGGAATTCGGCCAGCTCTCGAACGCCCAGAAGCGCATGCGGTCGATCTCGGCGGAGATGCGCCTGGTCGTTGACACACCTGACCTGCCCACCCTGCAACAGCACGCCTCGGACTTGGGGCGCGATAAGCACTTCCGCCCCAAGATCGCCCGCCTGCAACGCTTGAAAGCATGGCGCGACCTGGGCGACCTCAAGCGCGAGCTGCTCGACCTCTGGACCGAGGAGCGCAACGCCTACGCCAAGGAAGTCGTGACAGACATCGAGGCCCAGCGGAGGGCGGCGCAATGACCAGCCTCACTCCCAAGCAGGCCCGATTTGCCGAGGAATACCTTGTCGATCTTAACGCCACACAGGCGGCTGTCAGGGCCGGCTACAGCGCGAAGACGGCCGAGCAGCAGGGCTATCAGCTGCTTCAGAAAACTTCAGTCCAGCAGGCCATCCAAGCGGCCCAGGAGGCGCGCTCGGAGCGGACCAAGATCGACCAGGACTGGGTGATCAAACGGCTGGTCGGCGTCTACGAGGCGTCGATGGAAGCCCGGCCGGTGCTCGACAAGAACGGCGCCGAAAAAGGCTTCACGTTTAACCCAACGGCGGCCAACCGCGCCCTTGAATTGATCGGCAAACACAAAGGCATGTTCATTGACCGCAAGCTGATCGGATTGAAAAACATCGAGGACATGACGGAGGACGAACTTGTTGCACTCCTTGGAGAAAACGGATTTGAGGGAGACCATTCGCTCGCGGGCACGGAGCCGGCTGGAAACGCTTAAAATGGAAAGTCGGCGCCAAGCGAGCGATTTCCTGCATTATGCCGAGACGTGCCTGAAGATTCGCTCCACGTCCGGCGCGATCATTCCTTTCGTGCTGAGCAGCGAGCAACATCACATCCACGAATGCCTGGAACCGCAGCGCGAAAAGACGGGTAGGGTCCGAGCGTTGATCCTGAAGGCGCGGCAACTTGGCTGTTCAACCTACATCGGTGGGCGCTTCTATCACCAGACGACGCACCGCAAGGGTATCCGCGCCTTCATCCTCACTCACGAACAGGACGCCACGGAAAACCTCTTCGGCATCACCGATCGCTACCACGAGCACTGCCCCGACTCCCTCAAGCCGCAGACCGGCGCGGCCAATGCGAAGGAGCTGTCGTTCGATCTGCTGGACAGCGGCTATCGTGTCGGCACTGCCGGCACCAAGGGCGTGGGCCGGTCGCAGACGCTCCAGCTATTCCATGGCTCGGAAGTCGCCTACTGGCCGAATGCCGAGACCCACATCGACGGCATTCTTCAGGCCGTACCCGACGAGCCCGGGACCGAGATAATCCTGGAAAGCACCGCCAATGGTGTCGGTGGGTTATTTTACAGCATGTGCAAAGCGGCTGAGCGGGACGAAGGCGATTATATTTTAATCTTCCTGGCCTGGTTTCGGCATGAGAAATATCGAAGACCTCCGCCGGACGATTGGACGCCGCCCGGGGAATTCGCCGAATACGGAGAACTGCATGGCCTTGATCGAGAGCAGCTCTACTGGGCCTTCGCGAAAAACCGGGAGATCGCCCAGTCGATCAGCGCCGATCCCGACAAGACTATCTGGAAATTTAAGAGAGAATATCCGGCAACTGCTGTCGAGGCTTTCCAGACCGCGGGCGATGCGACGTTCATCAACCCCGAGTCCGTCATGCGGGCGCGCAAGCACCAGGTCGATGTGGACGACCAGACACCACTGGTTGTCGGGGTCGATCCAGCCCGAGGCGACGGCGACAAGACGCGCATTATTGACCGCCAAGGCCGACGCCTGGGCGGACGCGTGGATTTCGTGATGGATACCGATGACACGATGACGGTGGCCGGCGAGGTCGCGCGCATGATCAACAAGATCAAGCCCAAGGCGGTATTCATCGACGTGACGGGACTGGGGGCCGGCATCTACGACCGGCTGCGCGAGCTTGGGTATAACGATATCGTGTATGGAATCAACTTTGCCCAGAAGGCGGTGCAGGCCGAGAAATTCGCGAACAAGCGAGCCGAAATTTGGGATGAGCTGCGTCAATAGCTCGACGACCCGGCGGGCGTCAGCATTCCGGACGACGATATCCTGCATTCGGAGCTGTGCGCGCCGATCTGGGGCAAGGGCGCGGCTCGTTTTGACTCAAGTGGGCGGCTCATTCTCGAACCGAAGGAACATATCAAGGAACGCTTGGGCTTCTCGCCGGATGGCGCGGACGCCGCGGCTCTCACGTTCTCCTTCCCAGTGGGAGCCTTCGACGAGGCGTACTGGGGCGATACCTATGATGACGGAGCCTATGACCGGAACCCGGTCAGTGGCTACTGACTTGGCCCGCGAGCCCGCCTCGGACCCACAGCGGCCGGCCACCTTTGCCGAGGAAATCCAGGACGCCATCGACCAGGGCGCGGACCTGGAACAGATTCGCCGACATTTTCACCTGAGTGAAAGTGAGCTGAGGGATTATTGCTCCGACATCATGGATGACGATCTCGACGATCCGGGCCGGAACGAGGTGAGTGGGTATTGAGATGGACGAGCAACGACGAGCGAGGAATGGTAAATTCTGACATTCGATAACAACGCGGCGATGTCCGCTTTCGCGTCGATTTCGTCTGCTTCGCCTCCGAGAGTAGACCTCCTTGGCGGTGCCGCCGTAGGACCGGTTTTGTTAAGGGTTGTCGGACGCCTGCCGTGACTGGGCGTCAGCCGCGAACTCGGTCGGCAGGCGTCGGACAAGCCTCAGAGGAGGAAACCGCGG